TAGAATAAAATTGATTAGCGAGAGCGCTAATCACTGGCATATAACTAGTCGTTAGAAATTTATTTCTAAGAGACAACGGTATAGAATACATGAATTTCCATGTGTACCCATCTGAGGTTGAAAATGAAACCTCAGAAGTTCCTATAGGCTTCACTGACGACTGACCGTTGTTATTATTAAACAAGCACTTATATACGTTGAATTCGTCTGTTAACACGTAGAACGTTGAATTCTCGAGTGAAGTGGCTCCAGTGAAACTAACTCTATCACCCGAGTAATCGTCGTACATGTCATAAACTACACCTGGTACCCAATTTCTTCTAGGCACCACTATAGCCGCGTCATTGCTGTCTATGAGCTTCATGTAGAGCATGTCATTTCTGACAGTCAACTCGTATGGATATGAATCTGCAGCAGATGGCGGGTCATCTTCCGATGATATGACATCTTGCTGCACAGAAGCTACTTCACCTGTATCTAAAACTTGAGTTATGTTACTGCCGCTTTTAGTGTAGGTGAAAGAAGTTGCAGTTGGCACACTAGTTACAGTAAAAGTACCATTCAACGTAGTATTAGTTACTGCCGACACTATGACCGATTCATTAACGTTTAATTCGTGAGGCGTTAATGTCCCTATTGTAACGGTGTTGTTTGCTCGTTGAATTGACAATATGTCAGAGGTTCTGGGACCAATGACAGTTGGCCACGCCGAAGACCTACCGAATGTATAGAAGTATCTAGAAGTGTTTGAGATGATCTCAAACAGTATAGATTTAACGATGTTGGTCTTCAGCGAGTACTTTAAGACTGTAGTTATGTTAGCCATTTTGCATTACTGGATCGTGATTGTCCATGTGATAGTTAGTGCGTCAGCTGGAAGTTTAGTGACTGTTGGGAATGTGGTACGGCATAACATAGTTCCAGCAGAAGCTGCATTGAATATGCCGGCTTCTCTCAACACCGCGCCGCCTACGGGAGCGCTAGGATTATTAGCAGCGAAGGTCGCAACATATGTGACGACGTTGGAGGCACTGCTAGCAGTGCTCAAACTTGCTCTGCTGTAACTAGTATAAGTCGCTGGGGCTGTCGATAATTCGGTGCCTAATCCAGTGTCCGCTACCACTTCTTGAGTAGAACTAAGACCGATACCCATGTGTGACATGACGGCGGGAACTCCCACCATACGCCCCGCAATGAATATTTTACCAGTTGTCACGACTAGATTTGGAGCATAAATTTCTTGACGAATTTTATTGGTAGTCGTGTCTGTGAGTACGAATGAAACGGATCCGACTAATTCAATCTGATCCTTATATTGTGGAACTAAGATCATTACAATCTCCTTAAGTTATATTTGTAGAAGGTTGATAGTTTTCAAACGTTACAAAATAACTGTTGACTTGTCCATCTTCAGTTAGTGAGTAAGGATTTAATACAACTCTTCCGTCGGTTGAATTATCAACATTGCTGTTGACGTTCTTTGTTGGTCGTTGAGACGAATATGATTTTGTGATATCAGTATATACTACAGTCGCCCCGCCAGCTGGAGCGACTGTTACATTTCCGCCACCGTCTATACTAGACGTATAATCCGTGTAAGCGAATCCTCCTGACACTGGAGATAACAGTGCATCATTTAACTTGGGATGGGGATATAAATCTGGTTGATTGTTTAACTGTGCGTGATTCGCTAATGTTGTAGAAGCGCTAACGTTGTCGTTAGGCAACTTTTTGTACGCATAGAGCGCTGCTTTATTTAGATTAGAAATAACCTGATTCGCGCCTGCTGAAGGAACTGAACTAGTGATCACACCAGTACTTTCTTCTATTGTAACATCGTAGCTATCATAGTTAAATCCTCTACTTTCATTTTCTACGTTATCGTTTAGAGTTTTTTCTACATCGATTTTTTCAATGTGATCAGCGTTGGCGTCAAAGAGTGCCTCTACTCTGCCGGCGATAGTAGAAAATGTCTGAATAGAATTTATGTTTTTGGTTGGTCTAAGGGCTGCTTTACCATTTTTTGAATTCACTATTCCAGCGCCAACAGCAGGTTCAACCGTTACTGTGCCTGAGCCATCTATAGATGAAGTGTACGCTGTGTAGTTGAAACCTCTGTCTAGAATGTTTTCAATGGAGTCTGTCAATTGAATTATTCTAAATGCAAACGGAGGAACAAAGCTTAATTCGATATAATTCAATATGTTGTATTCGGCGAACATTTTCATGCCCGATGGATGAAGAACGGATTTTACTAAGTCAACGTATTTACGTAACTCTTCTTCAACTCGTATGACATAAGAAAATGCTTGGTAATAGTTTCCATCATGAATGTACATTTCATCCGAGATAAATCCGTCTGATGATTCATAGTATCCAGGATATACTGCAACTGCTCCAACAGAAACTTTTATGACAGCATAGTTTGCAGAAAAATCTTGAGTAGTTTGATCTAAATAGAACTGCGCTTCTAAATCTCCTACGTAGGTTCCTTCCGCATAATATCTATCAGCGGCTTCTGAATTAGATCCAACGGGAATGTTTGGATCATAGTACATATATGTTTGTTTAGTGGCGAAACCAGTTTCTACGAATCCAGGAAAATTTTCATTTACTGCAAGATTACCGGTAGTTATTTCAAATGGAACTTGATTTTCTGAGTATTCTTCAGCTGAAAGATATGACCAAAAATCAGTTTCATAGTGAAGACCAAATCGAATAAGCTGAATCGCTAATATTCCTCCAGCACTATCAACTCGAGTTATTTTAATGACACATCCGTCACCTAAAGAAGTCGATAACTTATAGATATCTCCAACCTTAAATCCTGTGCCCTTCTTTATAATACTGACTTTTGTTGGAGTCTTTAATACGACACCGGAGTAAGTAATTCCAGAACTAGTTAAAGATACCTGAGATCCAATTGTGATATCTCTTATTAGTGTACGATCTATAAACACTTCGTATGTTTCTAAATCGTACTGTATGACGTTGTTAACGTATATTTGTATAGTCTTATTACCATTGTTTATATTGACGAACTTGTCCTTAAAATTATACAAGTTTTTATCAGTTGAAGTTGCCTTCACGAATATAGAAGTGTCTTGTCTCCATTTGCCATCTGACGCTCTCAGAATTCTTTCTGATGGATAGAATAAACTAGCATCCTTTCCATACAGAGTCTTAAATAAGAATTTGAATGAAGCTTCACTACCTCTCGAGAGATAAAACTCTCTAATATGCTTCATTAGTTCGCGCTGATCATAAGCTAAATTGACTGGTATATTAGATGCTAACTCTTCTTTAAATCTAAGGATGAATTCGTCTAGAGTAGTGTCTAAACTCTTAAAGGATTCTAGATCTTGCGATTGAGTGTTTTCTAGAAAATCATAGTAAGATTTCACAAAATCCACGAATAGTGGATATTGTGTTTTAATATATTCTGGAATCTGTCTTTTTATAGACAGTGACGTTTTTATCTTAGTCATTAAGCTCTACTTGACGTAAATGTGTAGTTAGAAACATTAGGAGTCATTCCAGTTGCAGTATTATCTTGAACCGTATTAATAAAAACTCTAGATGCTGGAATATCAATAATCTGACTTCTGCTAGAGATAACATCGTACGATTCTGTTTTTATTATAAAATAAAAATTACCTTCAGCGATATTCGTTATTTTTAATCCAGTTATAGTCACTATTCCTTTTTCATAGTCTATTCTTCCAATAGAAGGATTCACTATAATTTTATTTCCAGTGCCAGTTATTATGTTGTACAATCTTACATTGCCAATTCCATCATCGTCTAGATAATGAACTATATCGCCTGAATCGATGTAGAATCCATTTGACTTAAAGGCTTCTTCTGGAACAGATTCTGTGTATATTGGATTTCCTAAATTCAATCTATACTCTGCAAAGATATCATACTTTGGAGTTATTTGATTCCACAGTTTAAACGTAGTTATATTACTTTGAATAGATTGATCCACAGCGTCTATAGCCGCTGCGAATTTAGACATTCTAAAAACGCCGTCAAACTTTCTGAGATTTAGATTACGATAGTTTATAATAGCGTTTGAAACCGCATCAACTAATTGGCCCTGAGATCTAGTTGTAGAATTCTTGTTATAGTAAACAGTTGAATTGATTTCCATCTCAATATAAGTTGGATCAACTATCTCGGGAGTAATAGAGACTATGTTTCTAGATTTTATAATGGATGATTTTATAAATGCCTTATCGGATGGAGTTAAGTATGGTTTAGATGCAGGCTTAATAGCTAAAAACACCTTTCCATATTGAATAGGA